GAAACGCTGGAGCGGATCGCGCTGTTGCGCCTGGCCCAACCGAGGAAACCGGCGCAACCCGCTTCAGGAACGGCGTCATTCATTTCGGTGGCGGGTGCAGTGGTTGACGCTGAGACCGTGCTTCAGGCGGCTGACGGCCGAACTTACCGAGTTACGACGAATGTTACCGCCGTTTCCGGACCCAATAGCGTGGCGCTGGAAGCGGTAGATGCTGGCGGCCTCGGCAACGCCGATGCGGGCCTGGTGCTGACGCTGGTGCAGCCGGTGGCTGGTGTCACCAACACTTTTACCGTTTTGGCACCTGGGCTTACAGGCGGAATCGCCAAGGAAAGCATCGAGTCGTTGCGTGCCCGGGTAATCCGATCCTATCGGGTAACCCCTCATGGCGGCTCGGTTGATGACTACGAAACCTGGGCCTTGGAGGTGCCTGGGGTCACCCGTGCTTGGTGTAGGGCCAATTACCTTGGCCTTGGCACTGTTGGGCTTTTTGTGATGCGTGACGGCGATCCTGAGCCCGTGCCAAATCCAGCCCAGCTCGCAGCGGTGAAAGCCTATGTCGATCCGCTGCGCCCTGTCACAGCTGAGCTGTACGTTCTGGCACCGGTCAATACGCCGGTGCCGTATGTGATTCATGCAGTGCCCGATACCACTGCTGTGCGGGCAGCAATACAGGCGCAGTTAATCGATCTGCACGATCGCGAGGCTGATCTGGGCGGTGTTCTACTGCTGACTCATATCGCTGAAGCAATCAGCGGTTCCTCCGGCGAAACCGATCACGACCTGATTGCTCCCCACGATGATGTGGTGGCTGCGCCTAATCAGTTGCTGACTTTTGGGGGCATCACATGGCTCTAGGGAGAACGGCAGAGCAGTACCTTGATCAGCTTAGAAGCCTGCTTCCGCATGGCCCGGCTTGGGCCCCTGAGTTTGCCCCTGAACTTGATCGAGTTTTGGCTGGTCTCGCCATGGAGTTCGAGCGCATCGAAGGGCGAGGCCTGGACCTGCTCGCTGAGATGGAGCCGACCACCATCAATGAGCTGCTACCTGATTGGGAGCGTGTCGCAGGTCTACCAGATAGGTGCAACGGCAAGCTGGAGGACACGCTCCAGGGGCGCCGTAATGCATTGCTTTCTAAAATCAACGGTACCGGCGGGCAGTCAATCGCTTACTTCACTGCAATAACCAAGGCGCTTGGTTTTGAAGTAACGATCACAGAGTACCGTCCATTTCGTGCTGGGGTATCGGTAGCAGGGGATCCTCTTACAAACGGAGACTGGATTTTCACGTGGCGGGTTAATGCTCCTGAAACCACAGTTATTTCCTTTCGTGCGGGTCGATCCTGCGCCGGTGAACCGCTCCTTTCTTGGGGTAATGGTTCCCTGGAGTGCAAGCTCAATCAACTGAAGCCGGCACACACCCACGTTCTTTTCTCATACGGCGCCCCCGAAGCAGAGCAGACATTTTCAGCGGCTGACAGGCTGTTCTTTGCAGCGAACTATGAGTTACCGAATGACCTGGAGGCGTTATGAGTGGTACGGAAGACATCAATGATCGGTTGGAGTCCGCCGCTCTCAAGGCCGAGGGCGCTAGCGAGATATTTAAGCAGGTGGCTAATGGCGCCGAGAACACTTACATAAGCACGGAATCAGGATCTGTTCCAAGCATCGCTGAATGGCAGCGTTTGCACGCGGCATCGCTCGGTGGTGTCCCGGCGCTCACTGGCCGAGTGGCGGTTTTGGAGGCCGCTAACACCAAGCTTAACAAGTACACCAGTGCAGCAATATCGGGCGGCACAGTCACGCTGAGCGCTTCAATTGGACGCTACTGGGGGGTCTTGCTCAACGCATCGATATCGACCTTGAACCTGTCCGGTGCGGTTGCTGGCATGGCAACCGAGATCAATGTGATTTTCACTCAGGACGCGGTAGGTGGACGATGGGTGGCGCCACCTGCATCAGTCAGGCTTCCGGCCGGGGTGCTATCACTCGCCTCGCCGGAGGCGGGCAGTATCACCTTGGTTCGCTTCACATCGGTAGACGCCGGCACAACCTGGTTCGCACAGCGGCTGGCGGTTTATGGCGCGGGCTACGCGGGTGGTCTGCCTGCTATTGCCGGGGACAATGCGACATTTAACGACGAGGGTACGGCCACAGCAGGTTGGACAGCCAGTAACGCCTCCATGACACTGGCGGGGAGCGTTCTACGCCAAGTGAAAACTGCTGCAGGCTCAAATTCCAGTATCTCCAAAGCGATCAGTTTTACTTCTGCTGCGCAGGATTACATCCTCTACGGCAAGGCCCGTGCTCGCTATAGCGCTGATACGGTGGGTGTTATCTGGTTACTTAACGGAACGAAAGAGGTCGCAGTGTGGTTGGGCTCGGGAGGCACCTCTGCTGCGGCTCCGGGTGAGGTCACTCTGGTAGGAACAACCGGCGCTGATACTCGCAACAGCGCGACCGCTTTGTCCGGATTCAACTATGAAGCCAACTGGCTGGAGTTCGCGCTGCATTTTGATAGTAAATTCCTTTCGCTGACGATGTACACCCGGGGCGCTGATGGTTCATGGCTGTACCGCGCACGGGTAGCCTGCGACTGGTTCTCAGCGCCAAATATCCAAGTCCTGACCACAACTGGGTCGGCGGCGGGCGCGTGGATTGAGTTCGACTATCTCACCCTATGCCGACCAAACATCATTGCTATTGGTGACAGCATCTGCGAAGGGAAGACGCTCTTTAGCCCTAACCCGTCGCTTTCGATCACGGACTATGAAAGTACGTGGCAGCGTCATGCGCTGATCTACCCGGCGTTGCGCAATAACTTGATTGTCAACAAAGGCGTTGGCGGGAACACAAGCGCGCAGATCTTGAGTCGGATAGCAGAGGTGACGGGAGCCTCACCCCGTGTGGTGTTCCTGCATGCGAGCAGCAACGACGAAGCGCTTGGCGTAAGCCAAACATCTCGCACGCAGAACATTCAGGCAACGATCAATGCGATCAATGCAGCTGGCGGTCAGGTCGTGTTGCTGAATGCAATGTACGGAACACAGGCCGGTGCGGACAACCAGCCAGGCCCGGACCTGCGCAACTACATGCGATCGTGGTGGACATCCCAGATGCCAACGCTTACTGGGGTCGTCGCTGCGATCGACATCATGCAGCCGGTCAAAATTGGGGATGACTTCATGTCCCCGGGCTTAACGCAATCAGACGGTATTCACCCGAACGTCCAAGGCTATACGGCCATTGGGCAGCTCATCGCACAGTGAGAATGCAGAATGCACAGAATCGATAGCCCGTCGGCTACGGTCGATAAGAAATTCACAAACGGAAGTCCAGCCGGGGGAGTACCGGCAACCGTAGTTACAGCGGAATGGCTGAATGACCTTCAGGAGAACGTTGCGAAGGCAATTGAGGCCGCGGGGATCCCTCTGGTAAAGGGGGATTTCAATCAGCTTGCAAACACATTGCGGGCGTTCGGCGGTTATCGGAACTCACAGGTGTATTTGACGGCTGGCGTCAGTACCTGGGCAAAGCCATCCGGCACTACTCGCTGTTTCGTAATCGTAATTGGCGGTGGTGGCGGCGCGGGGCGATCGGATACCCCGGGTGTCGGCAGTGGTGGTGGCGGCGGTGGCGGTGTAGTTGTCGAGCTGTGTGATGTTTCTGCGGTTGCCTCAGTGAGTGTAACCGTCGGCTCTGCCGGTATCGGGCGCTCCGTTTCGGAGGGTGCAGGCACTGATGGTGGATCGTCTTCTTTCGGCAGCTTCTGTAGCGCAACCGGCGGTGAAGGTGGGCAGTTGAACCTTGCTGGCGGCGGCGGAATCGGCTTCGGTGGCACGCTCAATATGGGTGGGAGTGCTGGCGGTTTCGCTTCAGGTATAGAAGGCGGAACCGGTGGTGGTGGCGGGCCACGCGCATATCGTGCAGACGGTAATAGCAACACCTCGACTGTTCCGGGTGGCGGTGGTGCCGGTGCGCGGGCGACTTTTAACGGCGGAAGCGGGGCACCTGGTGCGGTGGTGATTTTATGGTGAGCAAATCAGTTTGGGCTCGGGTGGCTGAGGGGCGTGTGGTTGAGCTAACGAACGACGATCCAGATGGAAGGTTCCATCCATCGCTGGTGTGGCTGCCAGTCAGCCCTGCGGTGCAGCAGGGTTGGGTCTATGACGGGGCAGACTTCGTTGCGCCAATCGTCGAGCCCATGAGCGCGGAGCGGATTCAAGCGCTGCGCCAGGCAGCGTACCGCGATGAGTCGGATCCGCTAAAGAACGAGGCCGAATACGACGCGATGGTAGCCGGAACCGAAGTGGATTATTCGGTCTGGATGGCGAAGGTTGCAGAAATAAAGCTGCGCTATCCAATGCCCCGATGATCCGAATAGCGCCAACGATGTCACCAAAGTCCGCTAAAGCGGATTTTTTTTGTCCGGAGAAACAAGTATGCCTGTCACCGTGCAACAGCTTTTGTTCATCCTCCCGAACGCCGGTGTTAAAGCCCGTGTTTTTGCGCCTGCCCTCAACACATCTATGGGCCATTACCAGATCATTGGCCTCAAGCGTGTGGCCGCCTTCATCGCCCAGGTTGGTCATGAGTCCGGTCAGTTGCGCTACGCCCGCGAACTTTGGGGGCCCACGCCAGCCCAGAGTCGTTACGAAGGCCGGGCAGACCTCGGCAATACCTTGGCGGGTGACGGCTTCAAGTTCCTTGGGCGAGGCCTGATCCAAATCACCGGGCGGGCCAACTACGCCGAGTGTGGCGAGGCCCTGGGCCTGAATCTACTGGGCCGGCCTGAGCTGCTGGAGCAGCCAGAATGGGCCGCGAAGTCGGCGGCGTGGTTCTGGTCAACTCGCGGGTTGAACAGCTTGGCGGACACCGGTGAGTTCGACAAGATCACCCATAGGATCAACGGCGGCCAGAACGGCGCTGAAGATCGGCGAAAGCTATACGCTAGGGCGCTTGAGGTGCTGGCATGACGCCCGGAACCGTGAAGCTTTTGATAGCGGGCCTAGCCGTTGTCGTCACCATGAGCGCGACATGGAAGGTCCAGGACTGGCGCTACGGCGTGCGTTTGGCGGAGCAGGCCAACCTGCACCGAACCGACCTGGACAGTATCAGCAGCGCGGCCGCCAACCAGGCCAAGGCCGAGCAGGCCAAACGACTGGCCCTGGAACAGCGACTGACGGCCAGCGACCAAACCCACTACCGAGCCCTTACCGATGCCCAACGTGATCAGGATCGCCTACGTGATCGCCTCGCTACTGCTGATGTCCGGCTGTCAGTCCTCCTCGAGGATTCAACCAGTTGCAGCCCAGTGTCTACCACCGCCGGCGCCGGCG